GGTAGTCCTCGACTGCGACGGCGGCTTCCTTGAAGTCCCAGTTCTTGACGCGCATAAGCAGCGACATACCGGTGCCGCCACCGCCCATGCCGTCCTTGCCGCCGCAGTGCGAGCAGAACCAGGTGCCGTTGCCGTCCTGATCGTCGAAGCGGAAGCGGTCTTCACCGGCCCGGCATGAGGGGCAGGGCTTGTGCTTGTTGTCGAGGCAGGAGACCGGGATGCCGCCGACGGTCGAGAGGATCTCAACCCAGCGGCCCTGGGCGAGGTCAACGACGCTGGTTTTCATGGGCAATGGCTTGATCAATGAGTTCGCGAACGACGTCGGCGAGTGAGCGAAGAGGTGTGACCTTGGCCTGTAGCCACTGCTTCTGGTCAGTGCGGACGAGCGCTACGAGGCGCTGGTGAGTGGGTTGGGTCATGGGGTTTCGATGATCACTGAGGTGACCTGCCGCTGCTCGTGCTCTCCGTAGTTAGGCAGGAAGCGCTTGGAGATTGCGACCAGCGTGTTGGGAGATGTCGAATCTTGAAGCCTTTGGTTGATGCCAAGACCAGCAGCTGCGGCGATCAGGGCAGCGTTGGAGATGTAAAAGCCCGCCCAGTTTTCGGCGTAGTGCTTGAGGTTGTAACTGTTGCGGGTCGGTGTCTGAATCTCTTCCTGGGTTTCCAGCCAGTGCCGTGCGATGACCACCTGCGGAAGGCTGGAGTCCTCCCATGGCGTGCGCTGGCGATCACAACCAAAGGCGACACCTTCGCGGCAGAAGCCGGGGAAAAGCGCTCTGGCGGTTGCTGCAGCATTTTGCGCCCAGACAAGGTCAGTCGGGGTGACGATGATTGTGGTGAGCGACTTAATCATTGGGTTGTCACACTCTTGTCACTAAGTGGGCAGGGCCGAAGCGTAGCAGTCATTAGCGGCATCAGAGCATTTCGTCCTCAGTCGGCTCTGGGAACCACTCGACGAGTTTGCTGAAGAAGCGTTGCAGCGGCTCAGACACCTCGAAAGGGTTCTGTTGCAATTTGCAATGCATCGTTTGTGGAGCGAGCAATGCCAGAGATGCCGCCGGCTGATCGGGTGTGCTCGATGAAGCGGCGCTGCTTCGGGGTAGCGCGACCGGTTGCGGTCTTGACCTCGATGGCGGTGAAGATGGCGACCTTACGGCCGACCATGTCTGGGGTGACCTCGATGGTGCGGTAGCCGATGAGATCTGAGCCACCGGGGGAGGCGACACCGAACTGCACCCAGCGGCCGGTGCGGGGGTCTGGGAGTTTGCCGGAGTTGTTTCGCCAGACGCGGAAACCGGGAAGAGTGCCAACTGCGAGCCTGATTCGCTGTTGGACTTCGGTTTCGTTGTTGGCCACGGGGCTGGGCAGGGCGCTGACTCCATCATGAGCGCTCGGAGAAATACTTGCAGGCGATAGCAGTAGGCGGGATGGGCTTGAGCCACTTGCCTGCCATGGTCTTTGCCTTAGAGCAGCAGAAGCGTTTGATCTGGACATAGGGGCGGGGCATCAGGAAGATGCAGTCTTTGCATCTAGCGCCGATGGATGGATCGGCGAAGTGCGCCTGGCCTGGGTGGGTGTAGTGGTCGACGGTCATGCTGCCCTCCTGCGTTGGCGGGCGGACAGGACGTGCCGGGCCCACCCCTCTGGGTGTTTCATTCCACGCTTGCGGCCGATCTCGATCAGTTGCTCGAGGGTTTGCGCTGAAGCTTGTTCTCGATTCCGCTGACGCCGTAGAGCTGCTGCATCCACCTCAACCAGCTCGCCGTCGACCTGTTCAGGGCCTTGCGGCACTGTTTCCCGGACATAAACGTGGCCACAGCAGGGGCAAACAGGAGCTGGAGCATGAGCGGCAAAACAGGACGGACATTCACGAACAGCAGGGGGATTGCTGCCGGCTCGCTTTGGTTTGGCATCCAGTGTCCACTGGCGTGGATCTTGCGGAAGGCCATGCGTAAAGACGCAACTGGCGTGATCTAAGACGATCAGATCGCGTTTGCCGTTCGCTATTCGCAAACCACGACCGACTGACTGCAGGTACATGGTGAGCGACTTGGTGGGGCGCAGCAGGATGACGCAGCCGATTTCAGGGCAGTCGACACCGGCAACCCAGAGGGCGCAGTTGCAGACGATGTCGATAGTTCCGCGGCGCAGACCGGTCAGGGCTTGCTGGCGCTCTTGGCGAGTGGACTTGCCGGAGATAGCGACTGCTCGGTAGCCGGCGGCGGTGAAGGCTGCGGCGGTGTGCTCGGCGTGGGCGATGTTGACGCAGAAGGCGACAGCCCGGCGACCGTGGGCGTATTTGCGATAGTGAGCAACGGCGTCACCGATGATGGACGGGCGGTCGACGGCCTCTGCAAGCTGATCGAGGGCGTAGTCACCGGCCTGGGAGCGTATGCCGGTGAGGTCGACCTTGGTGGGGGCGTAGTAGCGGATGGGCGCCAGCAGGCCCTCGTCGATGAGGTCGCCGGTGGAGCAGGTGGGGATTAGAACGTCCGACACCTCGCAAAGCCCGCGCTGATCGAGACGTTGCGGCGTGGCCGTAAGCAAGAGCAGCTTCGGGCTGCCAGCCTCTGCCACCACCTTCTTGTAGGTGTCAGCAACGCAGAGGTGAGCCTCATCAATAATGATCAGGCTTGGCTTGGTGACGACCGGCCGGCGAACAGCGGTCTGCACGGAGACCACCTGCACCGGCTTGAAGGGATTGCGTGGCATGCCGGCCATGATGAAGCCGTGCTCAATGCCGGCTTGTTCAAGACGTCGGGCGGTGTCGTCCAAAATCTCACGAAGGTGAGCAAGAAACCAGACGGTTCCGCCTTTTTCTATTGCAGATCTGATTATTTCTGCGGCGACAGTTGTCTTGCCAAAACCGGTGGCCGCAACCATGGTCGGAGCTCTGTATCCAGCAGCATAAGCAGCGCGTAAGTCTGCAATTGCTTTTGTTTGACGTGGGCGAAGCTCAAACACGGGGCGACCTCCGCACTGGCTGGCCCATGATGCGCTCGACATCCCAACCACGATCAACGCGATGTTTTAAGACGGCGTACGCCATGCCAGTGGCGCGGGCCCAATCGGCCAAGGTCTTGGTTTCACCTCGGTAGGTCAGCCACCTGTTGCGGGTCGTGTTGTTTGCTTGGATGAACGCATCTACGAACCGGCAGTTGTCGGGGTGGTAGTCGCCGTTGACATCAATGCGGTCGATCTGAAGATTACCTTGGGCGCCATTGGCTAAGCACCACCGGTAGAAGCGATGACGGCCCCTGATCGGGTCCAACCATTCTTCGCACACACGAATTCCACGGGCTCCGTAGTTTTCGTACCTGTGGCTCTCGGGGTCGTAGCAACGCTTGAGCATATTGCTGTAAGCGTGCTTGAGCTTCTGCTTCAGCTCGATCGGTATCCAGTCGTTGCACCTGCGGCTCTTGTCGCAATTGGCGCGGGCTTGAGCCCTGGAGCCGCACCCGCAGCTCTTGGTCGAGCCGTAGCGCAAGACCGCCCCGCGGACAATGGTCTGCTTGCCGCAAGAGCACTGGCAGAGCCAGTGAACGCCGTTGTTGCTGTGGGCGCGTTCAACGACGCGCAGCCTCCCGAACACCTGGCCCGTGAGGTCGATTGCTTGGCCCATAAAACCGTGATCGCGGTTTGATGATAGCAAGGGTGTCAAGCTGTTGGCCGTTACTTGCATGGGTCTTGACCTAATGAGGTCAGTAATGGATAAAGGGAAAAGCCGAGCAATTCTAAGAGCTTAGCCGTGAAAAGCCGTGAAGTGCGAAGAATTACAACAGGAGACAGCGAAGGTGCGTGAAGAGGCGGTAAGGTTGCGCGAGACACACGTTGGCATGGCCCTTACCAATGCCGAGTACCACGCTCGGCCAGAGGTTTCAAAATCAGGGCTGGACATGGTCCGCCGCAGCCCGCTGCACTTCTGGAACCGCTACCTCAACCCTGATCGCATCATCGAGCCACCAACAGCCGCGATGACGATCGGCTCAGCACTGCACACCCGTGTGCTGGAGCCGCACCTGTTCGACGACGAGTACGCAGTGGCACCGCACTGCGATCGGCGCACGAAAGAAGGCAAGATGATCTGGGCCGACTTCGAGGCCGAGGCCGAGGGCAAAACGCTGCTGAAGGCCGAGGATGCACTGCAGATTGCTGCGATGGCGGATTCACTGCGCCGTCACCCGGCGGCCAGGGTGCTGCTGAACAAGGCTGGCAAGGCAGAGCAGTCTTACTTCTGGACTGATGATGAGACCGGCGAGAAGTGCAAGTGCCGGCCGGATTTCCACACGGATGATCGACGGATCATCGTTGACGTCAAAACCACCGAGGACGCGAGTCCTAGCAAGTTTTTGCGCAGCTCGGTGCTGCAGTGGCGGTATCACGTCCAGGCAGCGTTCTACATGCAGGGCGTGCCCGAGGCTGAGCTGTTCCTGTTTGCGGTGGTGGAGAAGAAGCCGCCGTTTGCAGCTGCGGTGTACACGCTGCCGGCCAAGCTGGTGGAGCGCGGCCTTGAGGACGCCCGGGCCGATCTGCGTCGCATTGCTGAATGCCGGGCTGCCGATCGGTGGCCTGGCTACGGCGACGAGGTGCAGGAGCTCTCGCTGCCGAAGTGGCTCGAGGACGATCGAGCTGTTGACCTTATCTCTGAAATCGAAGGCTTCTGATGTCTAATTCGCTCACGACCACCACCAACGAGGGTGTCTTCACCGGCATCCAGCAGTTCGAGAACGCCCAGCGGATCGCCAAGGCACTGGCCAGCAGCCAGCTGGTGCCGAAAGAGTTCCAGGGGCAGCAGGGGCTGGCAAACGTGCTGGTGGCAATGGAGATCTCAGGCCGGATGGGACTGAGCCCGCTCCAGGTTATGCAGAATCTGCATGTGATCCATGGCCGCCCGTCATGGAGCAGCCAGTTCATCATTGCGACGATCAATGGCTGCGGCCGGTTCACGCCACTGGATTACAACATCACCGGTGAAGGCGACAACATGGCGTGTCAAGCTGTCGCAACCGAGATTGCAACAGGTAAGGAATTGAAGGGTCCAACCGTTTCTATTGCGATGGCCAAGAAAGAGGGCTGGTACAGCAAGACTGGCTCCAAATGGCAAAGCTTCCCAGAGCTGATGCTGCGTTACCGTGCGGCAGCATTCTGGGGCCGTGTGTATGTGCCTGAGTATCTGGTTGGCATGAAGACCCAGGAAGAAGTGATCGAAATCGAAGCAGTGGACGTTTCAGAAGCAAAGAAAGGCAAACCCGCGATCGTTGAAGAGATCAACGCGCAGATAGAAGAGACAACAGGGGAAATGGATGACACAGTCTGGTAACTACTTGACGCCACGCGAACTCGCTGAGCGTTGGCGTAATGTTGTGAGCCTGTCGACCTTGGACAACTGGCGATCACAGCAACGTGGTCCGCGATGGTTCAAGGCCGGGGGTCGGGTGCTCTACCCGATTCACGAAGTCGTCCAATTTGAGCAGCGCAACATGCGCGGCTTCCCTAATTCCATTACTGGAGAACGATGAATCGCATCACTGCCGAGCAGGCCATTGCTCAGACCGGCCGCCAGTCGAAGACAGCTCCGCTGCGCAACGAGATCCTAGATCTCGAGCCCGGCGAAGCTGTTGAGGTGACCTTTGACGAGTTCAAGCCGACCACGATCGCCCAGGTGGCCGGCAACCTGAGCCGCCGCGATGCCACACGCCGCTACTCGGTGCGGAAGCGTCGCGATGGCGCCGGCTGCTTCGTCATCTGCCAACCCCGTAACGATTGATCATGAGCTTCAAAGCAAACGGCGCACTGTTCCGCCAGACCCCTGAACAGCTGCAGCAGCGCCTTGGTGACCGTTACGACGCCACCAAGAACTACCCAGAGATGGATGGCGTGATGAACGTCACCAAGGAGCAGGTGGAGTTGCTGGTGCATTACCTGATGAATGCCGAGCCTCAGGGTGAGCGGCAGGAGATCCCGGTGCGGATCAGCGGGTGGACGAAGGTGGCCAACAGCGGCAAGAAGTACGTCAGCCTACAGTTTCAGCCCGACAACAAGGTGCTGAAGCAGATCCAGGAGCGCAACGCTGCACCAGCTGCGGTGAATGTGGCTGCACGGGCTGTGGCGCAAAGTTTCGGTGGCGATGTCATCGAAGACGACCTGCCTTTCTGATCTACGACAACATTGGCCCGAGTCTCTCGGGCCATTTTTATTTCGATCTGTTGCAACAAATGAAGCTCACTTTTCGCAGTCACGAGTTCGGTCGCGATGTCGCTTTGGAAGAGGTCTACGAGATGGATCTCGAGGACGTCAGAAGGTTTCACGTGGAACTGACGATTGCGGTCCAGGGCATGGACGACGCGATCATGCAGGCGCTGAGGCTCGAGAACGATGCCGGCATGCCGTTCGATCGGGACTGGATGCACAAGACCCGGAAGAAGCGCCGAATCACGATCGCGTTTGCCAGCGAGGCCAAGCGCCGACTGATGAAACTGGAGGGGTTTGAGCCGATCAAGCGGCAGTCGATTTACGACGCCCAGCGCACCAAGTTTCAGATCATGCGGCACGACAAGCTGCGAGAGCTGCTGAAGGATGAGCTTGGGCCTGGCGTGCTTGAGGAGATCGAGAGCGAAGCGCACGAGGCTGCTGAAGAGCTATTCAGGGCGTGGCTGGCCGAGAACAAGTACGAGCAGGTATACGTGACATGAAGAAATGCAACAGAGCCGGTGCCGTAGCTGCCGCAGCCTGCTTTCATGTGCGGGTTCTGCCTAGGAGGGCGAATGACATTCCTTGAGGTCGTCGGTGCTGTGGCATTGGTCATGGCTGCCGCCGGCGCTGCCCGAAGGGTGATTCACAAGCCGGAACCATTGATCTCGATGTCGACAGCCGAGATACACATGGGCGTGGCGATTCGCGACGCCTTCCAAGCTGGAATGCTGTGCGCGGCGGACATTGTCACGCACAGCGGCAACGAAGCTCTCGCGGGCGACATCCGCAAGACCGTTGAGTACGTGCGACTCAACGGTGCAAACGACAACTGATTCACACACTCATGAAAGGCGGACCCGTTAGTTTTCAATGGCAGGAGCACCCTCAAGGCTTGTTTGGCCCGGGTGTCAGCAGACCGGCTGAGCCGAAGCGTGCCAAGCCGTTCACGCTGATCGTGAAGCAGCAGACGGCGCGGCCAATCAAGGTCACGCTGATGGCTGAGAACAAGACGCTGGCAAAGCGCTATGCCGCAAATCGGTGGCCTGGCGCTCAGGTGGAGGCAGCATGATTGAACCACCCCTCGAACTCATCGAGCATTGGATTGAAGACGCGCTTGACATGATCCAAGAGGGCGTGATCAGCGCTGAGGCCATGCCGTTTCACATCGCGTTCTCCGCTGCAGAGTGGGGCTACAACCAAGCCAAGCAATGAAACCACCCAAGAAGCTTTGCCACAAATGCGGCCGTATGCTGGGCGGCTTTTACATCGACGACCGGTTCGTCGGTCCCGTTACCCACATCGCTACCTTCAAGCTGCGCACCTGTGATGTGTGCGGCACCGAGGGACCCGTCGCTGATCTGAACGACTTCGGCGGGCTGAAGAAAGACTGGCAGTACTACCTGAGAAAGCGATGACTCCTTCTTACCCCGAAAGCAGGCTGCTTGAGATCTACTGCGAGCAGATGAAGCCCGCCACCACGCCAGACGTGGTGACACTGATCCGCTGGGCTGATCGGATCGAGACTGCAGCGCACTTCAACGTGGCACGGCGCGGCTGGGGCTACGAGCAAGCCGGCACGCTGGTGGATGAGGTGAACGAGCTGATGCGCCTGTGGCGATCGGAGCTACCCACCTGGGTGGTCGAGATGCCCCAGGAGGACGGCACGGTGCTGAGCCGCCACATCGAGGCCCCGACCTACGAGCAAGCGATTCAGCTCTGGGACTGACGGGGGTAGTCCATCAGCAGGAGCTCCAGCCGGGCGATCTCGTTGACCGCCTGCTGGAGCTGGAACTGTTGCTGGCAGCACAGCCGGTAGAGCATCGCCGTGCGTGGATCCTCCTTGCGAGCACTGATCTCGACTTGCCATTTATCTTCAGCTGTCATTTCAGCCTGCAACCATCGACCGAATTCCATGGATCAACAGGAAGAGGACTCGTCTACCGTAGACAACGGTGTCTGTGACCACCGAAACAACAGGATTGTTTCCACTGGTCTGAATTACGACGGCACTAGGTACAAGGTTCGCAAGTGTAAAGACTGCGGTCACCGCTGGTCGGAGAACCGTGTCATCAAGCAGCGCCGCAAGCTGTCTGACGAGGACGTGCTGGAGATCCTTGCAACGCCGCGCACGGTTTCGGACAGGATCATGGCCGAGCGCTTTGGTGTAAGTCGAGAGGCGGTGCGCCAGGTGCGGGCAGGGATGACCCATGCGACGGTGGCTGCCGAGATTGACCGATCGGAGGCTGGCCGGCTCTGCAGCAGCTGCTCGTTTTTCGACCTAGAGAGCGGCTGCTTGATGCAGTTCCCGGACTTTGAGGAACTTGGGCCGGCATTCGCCAGGGAATGCAACGCCTATGTAACGAGTTGCGACAAGCCGGGGGCGTGATCCGGCTGCGGGCGGCAAGATTGACCCGTCACACAGACGCCCATGAAGCGCTTTCTCATCTTCATCATTCCCGTTCTGACCATCGCCGCGATCGTGCATGAGCACGCCGTGCGCTGCCAGACCGCTGCTACCCCGGCAGGCCAGCTGCCGATTTGCGAATGACCTTGCGCAACTATCACTTCACGATCCCGCAGTCGAACATCTTCGACTTCGTCACCGCTGAGAGCTTCACCGATGCCAAAGCAAAAGCCTTCGACGAATACGGCCCCTGGTGGAACCTCATCGAGTGGCTCGATCCGGGCGATGACGCTCAACGAAGCGCTAGCCCCCTGGATGGTGGTGCGCGATGACGTCGACTGGGACAGCTGCCCGGACAAGATCTGGGATCAGCTGCTGAGCCAGGCGCCGAAGGTGGCAGCCATCAGCCGGTTCTGGTTCCTGAAAGGGATACACCGCGCCATCGCTGAGATGGAACGCAAGATCGACGGCAAGCCGTTCTGGCCGACCCGTCAAGAACTTATCGATCACCTCAACTCGATCAATGCACCCAACTGAAGACGACTTCCGGCTGATTCCGGAGACCACGATTTACATGAGCACCAGGACCATCAACTCGCTGATGCGTGGTGGGTATTTCACTACCGAGCAGATCATGCTGGCCAGCAGCGATGACCTGATGAAGCTGAGGAACTTCGGCCTGCAAGCGCTGGCTGAGGTAGCTGCCTGGCGTAATACGCTGATGGAGCCTGATCCGCGGCTGTACAAGGAGACCTTTGATGTTGTCTCCCAGGCGCTGGATGGCTGCGGCTCGATCATGGCCGACCACGAGGCAGTGGTGGCGATGAAGACGATCTGGGGGCTGATCGCCCGCGGGCCGTTCACCGCCAGCCGGATCCGTCAGATACTGATGCCGCCGGAGGTGCAGTCGTGAAGCGCATGATGAGCGACAAGGACTACTACTTGTCGATGGCCAACCGGCCGCTGCCAGCGGGAAAGTTCAGCAAGTACCGCGGGGCGCAGAAGAACACAAATCCCAAGAAGCCGTATCGCGCCGCTTTCCGGTACAAAGGCAAGCAGTACATGCTCGGGGCGTTTGAAACCGAGATTGAGGCCGCGCTTGCGTACAACAAGGCGGCGCTGGCCGTGATTGGTGAGTACGCAATCCTCAACGAGCTGCCGGAGGCAGAGTCATGACAACCACTCGATCGCTTCAAAAAAATGTTGATCCAGATACAGTAACGCGTGAGTTAATAAAAAAACAAATAATAAGCACGCAGCCCAGCTATCGCTCTCCCAAAAACTATTACAACTGGAATGATTACATTGATCACTTTGTTGAAACGTATGCAGTTGCTTTCGAAAGGACCCAAAACAGTGAAACAAAAGAAGAGCGAAACTTGGCGCACAATGCTGTGCTATTGCTTGAGCGCGTAATAGGAGAGGCCGCTCCAGCAATCTATCTCTCAAGCGAGTTGTATCAAGCCCTGGCTGAAACCAAGTTGCCCAAGCTGACGAAAGAGCACAAAGTTCCGCTTAGGCAGTTTCATTTGATGCTGCCAACAGGAGCCTTTATTTCAGGCAATAAGCCGGTATCGATTGCGTGCTGCGTCTTGCACAACGAAGACTCGCCGGTTGACGGCGATATACAGTGGCCAGATGGCAGTAAAACTGGGTACGCGATTAGCTGCGCCATCAGCCATGGGACAAGGGCTTTACCCTTGACCTGCTGGTTTAATGATACAGGCACTAAGTATCACACGGTGCCAAATCTTAATTACCTTCCTTCTAGTTACGACGACGATGACAATCTGAATAGAGAAGTTCTTGGATTTTACTTTGAATTACAGCGGCGTGCATTAGCGCTAGTCATTCATGCTGTGCTTATCATGCAGTACCAGCCTGAGCTGTTGACAACAACGCCCGCGTCGACAAGTGGCGCTGGTTTCTCTGCAAAAAAGCGTCGGACGGAAGACTTGCCGCTCCGCTGGTTGGGACGTGACTACCGCCGCACCCAGGCCTCGGAAGCGCCCGCAGGATCGCACGCATCTCCTCGCGCACACTGGCGAAAGGGTCACTGGCATCACTTCCGCTGCGGGAAGGGAAGGCAGAAACTCAAGCTTCAATGGGTGGAGCCAGTCTTCGTAAACGCATGACCCTCCACCCGATCACCCCACCGCCGGAGCTGGTGCAGCAGTGGTATCAAGAGGCAGACAATCAGCTCGGCCCTTACTACGACTACATCGCCACCCAAGCCGCCCGCTGGGGATCCGACCAAGAGCTGGAGGCGTGCTGTGAGTGGCTGCACTGGCAGAACCTGGCTACTCATCAGGATCTAATCCCATCACTCCGCGCCGCCCGACGCCCCCAGCCGCCGAGCTTGAAGGAGCAGGCGCTGGAGGCGCTGGACGAAGAGCGAGCGGAAATGAGTATCGCCAATTACAAGACGATCCGCGCCGTGCTGGAGCAACTCGATGACTGACACCCTGCGCAACATGCCCCGCTACATCCGCAACACCGACGCCTTTGGTTGGCAGGGCGCCGATGGCCCTAACGGCCCCTGGCGTTCTATCACGCCACCGCAGAGCGGGGCACCATGGCAGACAACCAACCCCATGGACGACCTGCGCCAGGCCAGCGCTGATGTGTCTGGCGTTGAGGTGTTGAGCCCCGCCGCGCAGGCGGTACTGAATGCCTTTCGTGCCGTGCCTGATCTGCGCGATTGCCCCAGTATTGCCGCCGCCCTGCGTGCTGCTGCGGATCAGGTGGTGCCGGAGCCAAGTGATCTGGACAAAGAGATGTTTTCAATCGCTGCATTACGACTTCGCTGGGTGATCCGCGACCAGCTCCTCGCCATCGCCGCCGAGCTGGAGGGTGCGAAATGACTGATCCTCGTGCGATCCAAGCATTTGCAGTTGGCTTCCTGTGCAACCCGCTTCTGTGGATAGCCATTCATCAACTTCTCAACTACAAAAAATGACCACCGACTTCCGCGCCCTGTGCGTTGAGCTGACCGACTGCTTGGAGAAGGCCGACTGGCCGCACCGCTACAAAGTCGTGTTCCAGCAGTGGACGGACATCGCTCGCGCTGCACTAGCCGAGTCAGATGGACCGGCTGTGTCCGACGACAGGGAGCCGGCCTCTGTCATTCCCCAGCTTACTCAGCAACTCCACCGTCGAGCAACAATCCTTCTCATCCGCAAGGTGATTGATCAAGCCATTCACGACACTGCCTCAGTTCACTGGCGGGTGGCTGATACCGGAGAGCAACTTGTAAGAGCCACTGATCTGTTGGCGTGGGCAGAGCACATGGAAAAACAAATGGAGCAACTCGATGACTGACCTAAGCCCCGCCGCGCAGGCGGTGCGTGACGCCGCGCTGGCTACCTATGACAAGTCCATCCCCAAGGATGACAGCCTGTGGGCGCTGGACCGCGCATCGGTCGTCGCCGCCCTGCGTGCTGCTGCGGATCAGGTGGTGCCGCTCATTGACGACCCAGAGTTCTTTTGTGGTAACTGTTGCGAGCGAGCAGTCAAACAAGAGCGGGAAGAAACACGCGCCGAGCTTCTTGCCATTGCCGCCGAGCTGGAGAGTGCGCAATGACCACCGACTTTCGCGCCCTCTGCTCTGAGCTGGCTAATGAACTGGACGCCTGGATTGGTTACGGCGACAAAACCTCTACATCCGCAGACCAATGACACTCGTTTATCGCAGAGGTGACCTGATTCGCCTGACAGTGCCAACCCTGTCCGGTTGGCAGGGTGTTGGCATCGTGTTGGAACCGGTGTATCAGGATGGCGACCCCGATACGACGGTCACCTTCCGCAAGCAAGAAGAAGACGATGACGCGCCGCCAGTCATTGCTTTACTGAGCGAGGTAGAGCCTGTTGAGCCAACGAACAGACAGCTGGATCGTGTTCTCACCCGAATCTGGAATGAGCCGGGCAATGGTCGAGAGCTGTTGCGTGATTTCCTCGCCCGCTGGAGCCAATGACCCTCACCACCGCCCTCTACCTCGCAGCCGGCTACTGGCTGGTCTGCATCCTGTTCCTGTGCCTCTGCAAGAAACTCCTGCCATGAGTCCTGGCTTTTACCGCATCCGCCTGACCCGTCCCGACGGCACCAGCTGGATCTGGCTGGCCTGGGCTGTGACGGCCACCAACGCCCACTGGATGGCGACCGAACTTCACCCCGATTGCCAGATCGCAGTGCTTGGCCTTGAGGGCGAATGGTGATTGACTCAGAGCAGGGGATCTACAAGGGTCAGAACCACCCCTGCTACGGCGTGCATCCCGTCGACCGCGGGCTGGGGCTAGCGTTCCAACCGTGGTGCTTTGACGGCGCCTACGTCACCTGGGGACCTTCCTTCGAGACACACTCGGAGGCGCTCGCTCATGCTCGCATTCTCGCTGGACACGATGTTTGACTGCCACCCCGCTCAAGAACAGAAGAAAGCCGACTTCCTCGAGTACCTGTACGAGCAATCTTGCCGCGATGACCTGCCCGTGGGCGATCCGCGCCGCAAAACCTACACCGGTCTGTGGCAGGAATTCGAGCGTCGCAGCGCCGAAAAAGCCCGCGATGCTTGGTGGGATACCCAACAGATCGATCCTGAAGCCTTTGACCGATGAACAACGACTACGACCGTGAAGACAACATCCAGCTGATCGGGCTCTACAGTCCGGCGCCACAGTCAGGCAAGACGTTTGCCGCAAACGTGCTCGCTCACCAGGGGTTCTACCCGGTGTCGTTTGCCGAGCCGCTCAAGCGGATGGCATGCGAGTTTCTGACACAGTTCGGCTACCGGGAGGACGTTGCCGCCCGGCTGGTGTGGGTCGACAAGCATAAGCTGGTGCCCGAAGTCGGTGTCACTGTCCGCGAGATCCTGCAGCGCCTCGGCACCGAGTGGGGGCGCCAGCAGATCGCCGACGACGTCTGGATCCGGTGCTGGCAGGCGCGGATTAAGGGGCAGGATCAGGTGGTCACCGACGACGTGCGCTTCCTGAACGAGGCCGAAGCGGTCAAGGCCGCTGGCGGCCAGATGTGGATGATCAGGCGACCCAGCGCTGCGCACGACGGTGAGCACGTTTCTGAAGGCGCTCTGGATAATTGGGACGGATTCGACGTTGTCATTGATAATGACGGCAGCCTTGAAGAATTCCGTCGCAAGATCGACGTAGCGCTATGGGGATGATGCGGTTTCATGCCGGGCGCATGATCCTGAACCAACAGGACAGCATTTGGCATCTCCGCATCAGGCTCGGATCAACACCGGACAAGCAACTCAGGGCCAGCCTCGAGACCGCCGATGTAGAGGAGGCGATCTTCAAGGCTGAGCGGATCTACGCCGAAATGAAACGGCAGCTCTGCAACAAGGCTGATCAGAAGCCGCTCTGCTGGCAGTGCATCCACTGGGAGGCGGTTCGCGCACAGTGCGGGTTTGGCTGGCCAGAAGCGAGCCAGACTGGTGGAAGGTTCGCTGCCCAGTGCTCGGTCTTCAAAGCATGCCCAACCCGACAGTGATCGGCCGCCTCGAGCGGGACGGCGGCTACATCGAGACGCTGGAGCCGGAAGGCGGCGGCGAGCTCTATTACATGTCATGCGCCAACGGCTACTGCCGGTATTCGAGCGATCTGTGGCAGGCGGAGCTGTACCTCGACCAGCTGCTGGCGCGGTAGCCTGCGGCACGGGAGCGAGGCCAAAGGGAAAGGCACGCGGACAACGCATTCAGTAGCTGGTTCGAGTCCAGCCGCTCCCTCTGAAATGTGGGGCCGGTGGCGCCGACTCACGCATCCGCACGCCTCACCGCTGCCGGCCGCAGCGGACATCCCTTCGCATTTGGCAAAGGAGGCATCAGTCTATGGGATTGCGCGACCGTCCGCGACCGCCTGTACCATTTGGTACAGTGGTAGTAGTTTTTCTGGGCCCGCAAGCTTGAGTAACGAGCAAAAGACTCAATCAATCAAAATGATTGCCGCCAAGGCGGACCTTCCGTACACGACCGTTCTGCACCGACTCAACGCAGGCAAGACGATTGAAGAAGCAATTCAAAAGGAGCGTGCAAGCGAGCGCCCGATCATTATCGAAAACAAGCGCTATAGCAGCATTGTCGACGCAGCGCGGGTGTACGGTATTGCCGCTAAGAGGATTGCTTGGAGAATTGACAACGGCTGGTCGCCCGAAGAGGCAGTTGGACTAAGAAAACGCGCTACCAAGAAACAGCCATCACGAAGAGGCAAAGAAATTACTATTCAAGAGCAAAAATTTGAGAGCATTGCAGCTGCCGCGAAAGCATTTCAAGTAAGTCGTGCGCTGCTAAACAGCCGGCTCAGCAAGGGGCTAACACCTGAGCAGGCGCTAGAACTTGAGCCTTTCCCGTCGTGGTTTACACCGGGCAGGGGGCAGGCTGCCAGGGCGCGGGGAGAGGCAAGGTTGCGCAAGGACCAGGAGACCGGTTTCAGGACGTGCGGGCGATGCAAGCAAGAAAAGCCATTAAGCGAATTCAACCAATCTAAGGGAAGCTCCTTGTCTTATCGCTGCAAAGCATGCACAGCGCTTGCGCTGATCCGCTGCCGGTACGGTATTTCTGACGACGACTTTCACGCGCTCCGGAAAGAACAAAACGGCAAGTGTGCAATTTGCGACTGCGACCTTGGGCTAGGTGACAAAACAGTCAGTCGACGGCAAACCGTTGCTGTTGACCACTGCCACAAGACTGGCGCCGTCAGAGGCCTGCTTTGCAACTGTTGCAACAGCGGCCTCGGGTCGCTAGGCGACAGTGTCAAGCGACTTAAGCGAGCTATCCAATATCTTGAGAGAGCCAGTCAAGGATCGCCTGCTCTTGTAGCTCGCTATGGAACGGCTGGGACCGGTAGAACTCCAGCCAGTCCCTCCCTGACTTGAGCGAATTGCAAAAAAGACAGCAGGCAACGAGGTTCCGGCGCTCGGTAGCTCCTCCCTTTACCTTTGGCACGACGTGGTCAAGGGTTGCCGATTTTCCAAGCGGCTCTTGGCAGTACGCGCACTTGTAATCCCACCTGAGCAGGATCTGATCACGGAACCGGAGCTTCGCCTCCTTCCTCGGGATCAACTCCGTCTCCGAAATCTGGTGATCCACCTGGCTCCTGGGGTAGGGGAAAGGCATCCAGCTCGATGTCGATGATGTGCTCGTCGTCGGGGACGAACTCAGCGATGCGCGAGTAGGTGTTGGCGAGGAAGGTTTCGATGTCCTCCTCGTCGGCGTGCACCACCACCTTGGCCATCACTTCGAGGAGGTAGGTCGCCATGGGCGCCCCGGACAAGGTCCTTGAAAACGGTAGCCAGCAGCACCGGCGGCCAAGGTTTTCTTTGGGATCGCTCCGGTATTGAGGGTGCGCGAATAGTGCGCGAATGGCCGGCGGGATCCGTAACTGATTAGACGAAGAGCGCCAGCGGCTGGTAGCCGCACTGGACGCGATGGCCACCACCCCACTGCGTTGGCGCTTCACCCAGCTGGTGCGGCTGCTGATGTTGACGGGGTGCCGGGTAGGCGAGATCTGTCGTGGATGGTGGGAATGGGTCGACGAGAAGGCAGCGGTGATAGTCGTTTCCGCCGAGCGTCACAAAACCGGCGAGCAGACTGGTGAAGAGCGCGTAGTGCATGTTCCTCCTGCAGCAATTCGCATCCTGAGAGAATTGAGACTCAAATCGAACTCAGATTGGATTATCGCAGGGGACGGTGATAGCCACCTGGTCGGGTATCAGAAGCTCTGGAACGAGTTGATGACGCTGGCCGAGATCAAGAATTTCAGGGTCCATGATGCGCGACACGATTACGCTTCGGTGGCGCTCACCAAAGTCGGACTGACCCTGCCGCAAGTCGGCAAGCTGCTGGGGCACGCCAGCCCGGTCACGACCAACCGGTACGCCCACCTCATCGACGAAGGCGCCGCAAAGATGGCGGAAAGCGTCGCCGATCAGCTTGGGTTGTAGTCCTCGTCGTACCAGGGTGATGGCTTGTAGGCCGGCTTCAGGTCGTCGGTGAGCACCGGCTGGATCTGCCGATCGACGATCATCTGGTACAGCGTTACGTTGGCCATCACCTCTTTCAGGTGAGCCGCAAGGGCGTCGTACTCGCTCTCACCCACCACCCCGAGCTCGTTTTCCTGGTCGGCGTAGACGAGGAACATCATGGCCGCCTCCTTCGGGCGGCCGTCCTCGAACAGCTTGTAGGCGATCTTGAGGCCCTCCTCAGGAGTGACCTCACCAGAGCGAGAAGCGAATCTCATCCCCAGGCAGCCTCCGCGATCACCGGGAACTCCCGGCTAAAGATGTCGCGACAGCCCTCGGCGATCACTCGGTGCTCTAGCTGAGTGCTGGGATCAGTGCGCACGTCGATGTAATGCAACCACGAGCGCAAAGTGCCGTGCATGAACAGCGTAGTGGGCGTGCAGAGCGGCAAGATCCTGCGAGCACACTCCTTGGCGACACCTTGCTCAAGAAGGGCCTGATAAAGCAGGTAGACGTTGCCGATCACGCTACCAAGTGCCTCGGAGGCTGTTTCCTGCATAGCGGGATCCAGGTCGTCGGTGCTGTTCTGGCGGTTCTTCGTGTCTTGGCGCCGCAGGGCAGGAATTTCGGCCGGTGCGGTCTTGGCGTACCTGGTACTGAACTCTTGGAAGCTGAAGCTCCGGTGGCGGAGGATCTGGGCGGCAATGTCCCGCTCCGTTTCGATCTGGACGCACATGGAGGCCATCTCGAACGGGCTCCAGTGCCGGTGCTTGATCAGGTAACGCAGCAGCCGCGGCCCTGTTTCCATGTTGTCGGCATTCTCCGGCGCCGACACCCGCGCCATCTTGACGATCAGCCGCTCGGCGTCGGGCGTGCAGTGGATCAGTTCGACTCCCATGACGGCATGACGTGGTTGTGTTTGTTGTAGTGCCCGACCTGGGCGTAGGAGATGTCCGGGACGCCCGCAAGCAGGTGGAACACCATCTGCCCAATCTTCAGGCCGGGGTAGAGCGGCCGAGAGCGCAACTGGCGGGCATTGGTGAGCTCGAGGGTCAGTTTCGAGCCGTTCCACTGCGGATCAGCGAAGCCGGCATGACTGTGCTCAAGGCCCTCGCGTGCCCGGCTGGACTTCAGGAAAAACAGCCCGGCCACATCGTCTGGCATGTTGAACGTCTCCCAGGTCTCAGCGAGGATCCACTGGCCAGGGCGCAGCCAGTAGGGATCGTCCTGGGTACAGTCGCTGATGTCGACGCGCACCAGATCGTCGCCGACGGCGCTCTCGATCATGATCTCGTTGCCCAGTAGCAGGTCGTAGCTGGCGGGGTTGAGCTGCTCCAAGTCGAACGGAACGATCATCCGCTCTTCTTCGCAGAAGCGGCGGATTTCACGATCATGCAAAATCACAGTGGGTTTACAGAGTCGGCCTCAGGGTACTCGTCGGTCGTGGCCTCGACGATTACGAATTGCGACTGGCGCTGCTCTAGCCAGTGCCTAGCGAACTGCTCGTGAAACGTCTGACGCGTCTCACCAGCCCAGGCTGCCATCCACACGGTGCCGCGTCCTGGCACGAACAGCTTCCACAAGCCCGGCGCCACCTTCCGGTTCACCGGATCTATCCATCGGTGCCCGTCTGCATCATCCTCGAGAGCCGCTGCGCTCTCATCCCCACCTGCTTGACCCAGAGGCTGTCGAGCATCATCTCGCCGGCCTTCTGGTAGTTGCCGGCCTGGATGGTTGCCAAGGTGTTGCGGAACTTCATCAGGCCATCGGTTCCGAGATTGAAGGCCATGTCGAGCAGCACACGCTGCCGCACATCGCTCAGCCCAGTCACCCACGGAATTCTCGCCTTCAACTCGGTCCATACCCTGTCGATGTCATTGCTCAGCAGATAGGCCGACTCTTCGGCTGTGATCCCGCGATCATCCAGATTGCGCCCGACGCCGATGGTCAGTTTGCCGGCGGTGCAGCGGTAGGGCTTCAGCCGCTCGCCTTCATGACGACGGAGTTGCTGAATCAGTTTCTGACGATCGAACACTGCGAGACCTCCTTGCAGGAACGGCTGGTGCGCTAGGTGAATCGATGAAGTAAGCCAGCAGAGTGGAAAGTAGGCCGCTGCTCACGGTGAAGCCCTTGTCCCATTCAGCTGAGCACTGACCAGGCCTGGAGCGCTCGCACACTGCGATTTGCGCACCAGCAAGGCCAAGCTGGTAGGCAAAGCCGACGCCGATGCCGGTGACGATCGCCTGTTGCACTGCTCGGTTCATGGCCGCTCCGCGATGATGCACCACCCGGTGTTGGCGCCATCAGGCATCCAACGCGGGCCGAAATTCTTCCGGCTGTAGCTGAGTCCAGCACCCTTGCTGCTCAGGTAGGTGCCGTTGACCAGATCAAGATCACCGTAGGGATCGTTCACCAGGACCGCATCGCGGTTGAAGCCGATCACGGTGAGCCAGTGGCCTCCACCCACGGGCCGGCCAACAGGGCCCTTGTGAAGGAAGCCACAGGGCACCGGAATTCCGGCCTTGATCTGCTTTTCGATCGTGCTGAAGTTGGCGTTCGTCACGAAGCGAGCCGTGATGCCGAAACTGGCAAGAGCCTTGATCTGTGCCTGACTGTCGGTGGTGTCGCCGTAGCGGAACACCCGACCGAGGTAGGTGTCGTCGCCGTTGGAACCAGCCAGCGTGCCGGGCTTG